TTCGTTATCAAAAAGGAGACCAGCAAACAATACACAACCATAGAAGTTGGGGGTTTACTGGTATTCTTTATGTTGATTTTGACCCTAAAGTTCATACTCCCACTTGTTTTGTAGCACCCTGGCAAGACCCAAGAACTGATACCACATCATTAGCATATCCACAGAATGTAAAGGAGGGAACCTTCATTATCTCTCCATCATATACTTTACATTTTGTTCATCCTAATCAGGTAAGAAAGCACAGAACTATTATATCCTTTGACTTATTGCCAGAACTACCCGATCATCAATCAGTATAAATAACTGAAAAAGTGGATAAGAATGTCTAAGGTTAGGGCAGACAACTTTACAAATAGAGCAGCAGATGGCGCTCCCACTTTCACCAATGGTGTTAGCGTCACTGGAGTTATTACAGCAACTTCTGGTTCTTTCAGCGGAAACGTCTCCGTTGGAGGAACTTTAACATATGAAGACGTAAAAAATATAGATTCAGTTGGTGTCATCACAGCACGATCAGGTATCAGAGTTGGTGCTGGGCAAAGTGTTGGTTCTGATGGTGATGCAGTAGTTTATTATGGTGACGGATCAAATCTCACCAACTTACCTGCTGCTGGACTTAATGAACAACAAGTAACCTTGCTCGGTTGGTTAACTGTAGCAGGTTGATAAATAACTAAAAAGAAATAAAATGGCATTCAGTAACGGAAAACTTAGCAATGTTATTACAATTAATCCTGGCAGCACAGTAGGGATTATTACCGTTGCTTCGTCTAAAAAAGTTTATATTAGATCAATTGCAGCATGTGATGTTATTGGGGCAGGTGCTACTGCTCAAGTATTTGTAGTTCAAAATGGTGGAACTGTTGGTAATGGAACTAAAATGTTTGATATAACTCTGGCAGCAAAAGACACTGCTCTTATTGAACCGATATATCCAATTGTTCTTGATACTGATGGAGATAAGTTAAGTGTAACTGCTATTGGTAGCACAGTTAATATTCTGATAACTGGCGATAAGGAGGCATGATATGGCACCATTTAAATCTATAGCAGGTAGAAACCTGGGCAAATTAATTAAATCTTATGTTACAGTTAATATTGGAGGAACTATCACTGAACCGCCGAAACCTCTTATTATAGGTCCTATTACAGCAACTGGGGGAAATAAATATACCCCAGGAAATGGTTTTATATATCATGCTTTCACTAATAGCATGAACACCACTCCAGATGGTGTTTTTACACAAACTGCAGGCGGTGCTACAGTTAATATATTAATTGTTGCCGGCGGTGGTGGCGGCGGTGGTGGATATTATGCTGGCGGTGGTGGTGGTGGTGGCATTCTTGCAGGAACCCTTTTAAAGCATCAACCAGGAACATATACTATCTCCGTAGGTGCTGGTGGTAATGCTGGAGAAGGTGCCTCAGGAAATGCTACAGATGGAGGAAATAGTATTTTTGATACAGTAACTGCTCTTGGTGGTGGATATGGTGGATCTGGTCCCAGAGTCCCAGATCAAGATGGAGGACCTGGTGGATCTGGTGGTGGTGCCAGTTATTATAGTAACCCAGGAGTTGGAGCAGCAACAAATCAACCCGCACCTAGTGATTACACATCTTACGGAAATGATGCTGGAGCGTCGCGCCAAGGCAGCCCCACCGTTGTTGGTGCTGGTGGTGGTGGAGCAGGAGCTGCGGGTGTTGGCATGCCTGCTGGCGATGGTCAATCTTTCCCAATTTGGCCCAGTTCGGTTATTCCCATATTAACTCCACTCAATCCTGTAATGGGCGCATCCAATAATACATATGGTGGCGGTGGCGGTGGCGCACCAACTGGAACTGCTGGTGAAGGTGGTGGAGCTGCTGGAGGCGGCGGTGCTGATGGTTCGGACTACTTAGGAGGTGGTGGTGGTAGTTCAGCAACACCGTCATCACCAGGTAATGGTGGTGATGGCGGTGATGGTATTGTCCTAATCAGGTATAGTGCAACATAATATTGCTAGACATTCATTACCCACATAAGCACTTTTAAATCTGCAGGAGACTTATCAATTTCAGAGTGTTTCGTCAACTAAATAACTAAAAATATAAACAAATGTCTAGAGTAAGAGCAGACAGATATGTAGATAAAGGAGGAAGTGGATCTCCTCTATTTCCTAACGGTGTTAGAGTTACCGGAGTTGCTACTGCTACTACATTTGATGGTAATGTAACAGGCACCACAGGAACCTTTAGTGGAAATGTATCAGTTGGTGGAACACTAACTTGTGAAGATGTAACTAGTATTGATTCTGTTGGTGTTGTAACAGCACGAACTGGTATTAAAGTTCTTGCTGGTGGTATTAATGCTGTAGGCATATCAACACTCTCTGGATCTACCTTTTTTACTGGTGGACTTGCTGAGAAATATGAAAACGCAGGAACAACTCTTGGATCACAACCAAATAATCCATTATCAGATGGTAATGTAATTCTATTCACTGGTAATGAGTCTAGTGCTACTCTTACAATTAACTTCACTGGTGTTCATTCTACATTATTAAATGGTGAAACTGCTTCCTTTACTGCTATCATCACACCAAATGGAACTGGTATAATTACCATAGCACAAGTTGATGGGCAGGCAATAACAATTAAATGGTCTGGCGGTTCAGCACCTAGTGCTGGTGCTTCTGGACAAGACATATATACATTCCAAATTCTAAAAACTTGGAACAGGAGTATCAGATTATACCATATTTGGTGCTGCTGTTAACTACGCTTGATATGAGGTAGATAAATGTTTAATTGGAATAAAAAAGAAAAACCACTTTTAGGACTACAAGGTTCGGGGGGGTGGACCTGGAATTGTAATAGTCAGATACGCGGTATGATGCTATAATATAGTCAATATAGTTTTTATTATGAGAATACTCTCCTTTTTTATAGGACATGATGCATCTGCAACCATCCTAGAAAACGGGAGAGTTTCTTTTTATCTGTCTGCGGAAAGAATTACCAGAAAAAAGCATTGTGATAGAATTATCCATGTGCTTAAATATCTACACAAACATGGACACACAAAATTTGATGTTGTCTTAGTTAACTTATATCGTCTTGATGATAGAAAGTTTGAAGATCCTCTTAGAAAATTATTTAAAGAAGAGTTTCAAATTAAAAGAATAGAATTTGATTATGAAAGACATCACATCTACCATGCATATAGTGGTTTCTATAACTCAAAGTTTAAGGATGCACTTTGCATAGTATTAGATGGTCACGGATCTTCTGTGTCGAGAGATGGAAAACTGCATACTGAAATTGAAAGTGTCTATTATGCGAACAAGAAAGATATAGTAGAAGTGTCTAAAAGATATTCTCTCACACCAGGTGATAATCAACCAATCAGTGTTGCCTATCAATTTGAGCAACTATCAAGAAAGATTGGGTGGGATTGGTATGGTGCGGGTAAAATTATGGGTCTTGCACAATACGAAGGTTATGAGAATAAACTGGACAAGGAGTGGTTAAAACATCTTGATCAGTGTAGTGATGTTCAAAGATCTACACAAGAAGAAGTTATCTCTTTAATTCAAAATAGTATTCAGAAGTATGACACAAAGAATATTGTATTGTCTGGTGGTTATGGATTGAACTGTGTAGCAAACTATGAGTATCTAAAGCATTTCCCTGATTATAACTTTTACATTGACCCAGTATGTTTTGATGCAGGTATTTCAATAGGTCAAGCATATTATCATGCAAAGAACCCCAAACCAATGCAGAACTTCTATGTTGGTTTAAGTGAAAAAAGATATAATCTAGATGGATTGAATCACAGAAGAGTATCTTACTCTGATGTTGCTGATCTATTATGTAATGGTGAAGTAGTTGCTATGTTTCAGGGTAGGTCAGAAGCAGGACAAAGAGCATTAGGAAATAGATCGTTGTTGTTTGACCCAAGAGTTGAAAATGGTAGAGATATTGTAAATAAAATTAAACAAAGAGAATCATTCAGACCTTTTGCCGGGACAGTTTTACTAGAAGATGCTAATGAATGGTTTGATATGAGAGGGCTCAAAGATTGCTCATATATGCAATATGCTGTTAAGGTGAAGAAGACTGGTATTGATTCAATCATGCATGTTGATAACACATGTAGGATACAGACTGTCACTAGGAAACAGAATAAGCACTTTTATAATCTCATAAATGCATTTAAGAATAAAACAAAGGTTCCCATCATATTGAACACATCATTTAATTTAGGAGGAGAACCCTTGGTTGAAACATTTGATGATGCCATCAGAACACTCAAGAAGAGTGATATTAATTATTTGTACTTACCTGAGATAGGAAAACTTATCAGTGTTTTGTTTTATAATATATCAAATATAAGGTGTTCTGTCAACTAAATAACTAAAAAGATAATAATGGCTTTATCTAACGCAGCACTTTTATCCAATATTGCATCATCTGATGCTTTAACGGTTGATAATACAAATGATAGGGTCGGCATTGCTTCAACTCTACCAACATCCACACTTGATGTAGCAGGTATCGTTAGCGCAACAGCATTTTATGGTGATGGGTCTAATCTTGATGGCGTAGCAAGTGCTGGGTTAGGCACTGCTATAAGTGAAACTGCCCCTGGTGATGTAATATATTTTACTGATGAAGTAATAAGCATCCCCAATACTATTACTGTTACCGTTCCTGAAAATGCCAAGGTAGGATACACACAATATCAAGAAGTAGTTGTAGAAACAGGTGCTGATTTCATTATTGATGATGGTGATGATTTCGTCCCTGATATTCTTGGACTTTCAACAGATGCTCAGGTTCCTGGAGTATTAGCAGGTGGTGGTGGTAGAATAAGAGCAGATAACTTCTCTGATAAGTCAGGAAATGGTGCTCCGAACTTCCCTAAAGGTATTGTTGTAAGTGGTATCATCACAGCAACATTGTTTGATCAAAATGTATCTGGTAGTATAACTGCTACTGGTAGCATCAGTGCTACTGGTAGCATCAGTGCTGGTTCGTCTATTACAGCAACTGCATTTCATGGTGATGGATCCACACTCACTAATATTAATATTCCGGCAGGATTTACTGAATTAGATGCCGCATTGTTCAACTAAATAACTAAAAAGATATACCAATGGGACTCAAAAGAACTAAACTATTAGGAATTCAGTCAATTACAGGAATTGCAACTGTTGGTATTTTGACTGTTGGAACCACGCAAACTGCTGGTGGAGTTGGTATTGCATCAACCACATACCTGAGAGGTGTGGTAATGCATAATACTGGAGCAGGAAAAGCGACTTCATCACTTTATGTGTATCCTGCTTCTGAGGCAGTAACTGGGGTAGGAAAGACTGCATATAGATTAGTAAAAGTTGATTTACTTACTAATGAAACATTCTTCTATGAGATGAACTACCCATTGGTTCTGGTAAATCAAGAAAAGATTGTTGTAGAAGTTACAGCACCAGCAAGTGGAGGATTAGGTATTGGTAGTGCTATCAACTATCAAATCCTTGGTGATACGGATATCTGAGGTAATTAACAATGGGAGTAAGATCTACTGGTAGTCATCCAACAACAACGAGTGCAGATGGACACTTGTTGAGGTATTATAGAGAAGACATGGGTGTAGGTGGCGGAGCAAAAGAATTATTTTCAAGTTCTGGAGGTACTGTATTTACTATTGGTGACTATAAATATCATGTTTTTGCAAGCGGAACAGATAATTTTGTTGGTACAAATATTCAGGGAGTCACTGTTGATGTTTTAGCTGTTGGCGGTGGTGGTGCTGGATCTCCCTCCATGGGTGCCGGTGGTGGTGGTGGTGGACTAGTATATCATGAATCTGCTGACGGTGGAATTTTTACCGGTACTACCATCATCACTGTAGGGGGAGGTGGTTCTAAAATCCCTGGTTCACCAGCTACTGGAGCTCCTGGTAATAATGGAGCTGATACTACTATAGGATCTCTTTATACTGCTATGGGTGGTGGTGGCGCAGGTAGATACTCTACTACTGTCAATCCCGAGGATTCTAGTCCCCATATCACCTATCCTGCTCCCACAGCAGTTACAACTCCATCACCCTTTGGTGTAGCCCATGGTAATAGAGGTGGTTCTGGTGGTGGTGGAGGAGGTTCTGGTGCGAGTCCAGGCGGAATAGGTGGCGCTTCTTTGCAAACTACTTATGCACCACTTCCAGCCAATTCAAGAACTTATGGTTTTGGATTTGACGGAGGAACAACAGTAGGTTATGACTCACCTAATAAGTATAGTCGTGCTGGTGGTGGTGGTGCTGGCGGCGTTGGTGGAAGCAATAGGTCTGATCCTCTTGGACCTGGACTAGAATCTTGGGGTTGGGGTGGTGATGGAAAAAGTCTTCCTGCTTCATTTATGGATCCAGGGTTTCCAGCTCCTGTTATTGCAGCACTAGGTGGAGTTCCAACAGCAAGTCCAGAATGGGCTTATTTTGCTGGTGGTGGTGGAGCAGGTTCTAACGGAGGACCCGCAACCAGTGGTGCTGATAGTAATGGAAAAAATAGGGGTGGTTTAGGAAATAATACTGGACCAGCTTCTACATATGAATATGGATATGGAAGTCATACAGGTAGTGGTGTGAATGGATGCCCTGGACGAGGTGGCGGCGGCGGCGGAGGAAGATGGAGCACAAGTGAAGGAGGTTCTGGTGGCGGTGGTTGTGTTATTATTAGGATTTTACTAGTTGGATAAGACACTTTAAGAACTGTCCACTCAAGACCCTGCAGGCAACTGTGGGGTCTTATAGTAGGTACATACAAGACACAGGGGGCATGACCACCACACACAAACTCGTCTTTATTGCATCTTTTATATGGATGATGCAGTGGGGAACCCGTGTAACTTCGCTTGCTATTAATGCATTGTATTGAAATCATCCCTGAGACCTCTATAAGCGCCTGTGCTGGTGTTTTAGAATGGTTTCTTATGGAATACCTGTCTGACCACGGATTAGACCTTACAGTTGAGCATAAAGACCTCTCAAAAGAGGGTGTAACTGGATGGTGTCTTAAGACAGGAGGAGGTGAGTTTACTATTCAAATTCATCAGGGTCTCACTGGTGATGAGTACACTAAAACCCTGTTACATGAGTTGTATCATGTGTATCAACATCTCAACGGTATGCCTCAGTGTGAGATGTGTGCCTATATGAGTGAAGACCAGAACCTTGACAAATTAGTCAATCACCAATAGACTAGGTTTGTCGCCTTTGAAGATCAAGTTCTAGATTACTAAATCAATGAAGACCAAATTCGTCACTGTAAAACCCAAAACATCCAAAGCAAAGAATCGTTTTGCTAATCTGATGGATGATCTACATTCGTGTAGAGTAGAACAAGAAGATCAGGAGAAGATGTTCCTTGCTTCAATCTCTGGAAGGTACTTCTTCTGGATGTCTAAAGAAAATGATCAAAACTGGGAGATTATCAAATGACCATTTCATACAACAAGACCTGGGAAGTGATGAACAGTTTGGAGGAATCATTCAACCGTATCACAACAATTGAATCTATGATTGAGGATTTGGTTGAAGCAGTTGATACACAAGATGAAATGGCGATTGTCAACATTAGTCATGCACTTAATGCTTTTATGCCTGTCTATTGTGCTCAGTACCAAAAGGCATCTCAACGTGCTTGGAACAATACAGTAGGAGAGGTCTACAAAATTGATAATCCTTACCGTGTTTCAGAATATGAAGTACCGTCTGAAGCAATGCTTAAATATGATGAAACCACCACAAAATCATTGTATGATGGTATCGACCTCGATCTCTCTTAAATCCTATGACTCTTCCTACAAACCAACCAATCAAAGAGGAAGAGGTTATTTCTATCCGCAAAGCAGTTCAGGATGTAGACATTCGTGCCGTACATCCTGATAAACTTGAAACTTTTGCTGCTGACCTTGTAAACAAACTGAAAAATGAGTATCAACCGAAAACTTGAAGAAATCGAACCATGTGATTTTGATGACTTCCTCAAAGAATGTGAAGAAAAAGCAAAAGAACTTGGAGTTAATCTTGATTACTACCTTGAAGAGTTTGTTTAATGAGTATGACTGACGAAGAAGTTTTGACCATTGCCATTATGCAGGTGGACAATTTAGTCACTTTGCTGGATGGTAATCCATATAAGAACTATCTCTACAATCATTTGTCTCCAATCAAATATGAGTTGGATAGGCAGTTGACTAATTTAGTCACAACTGCTAAAATGGAAACACAAACCAAGAAGGAGTAATGAAGTACTATTACAGTGTAGAACATTTTGTTCCATTTCCTCAATCAGAATATGGAGGTCTATGGAATGTCATTGCTGAAAGTGATGAGCAATGTTTTGATATTATTGTTTGTGAAGACGATGATCTAAACATTGGATGCTATGGTAAACTAAGAGAGAATATTACAAGAGCATCTAAATATGCTTTACTAGACTCTACTGAGTCTAGATTAGTCACGAACTTCATTACTTAAACAAAATGACTGTCGAAAAAGACCCAAACGATAAGTATTCTGATTTCAAAGTCGATCTTCACTGCAATGAGACTCACTCAGAAGATGAGTGGGATTCAGAGCATGATGGCAAGATTGCTGACTGGCATAATAGACATCAAGATAAAGAACTAGACAAGTTCTGTGATGATCATCCAGGTTCTCCAATGTGTAAAGTGTTTGACCTATGAATGAATATCAATCCAGAGCACTTGATCTTATGATTGAGAGTATTCTCAAACCTGATAGTAAACTTCGTGGGTGTGCTTACAATCAGTTCTGTGAAAAAGAATTGATGGGTTGGAGAGAACTCATGCTCGATACACTATATCATTATAAGAAAACTGGTGAAGTACCTACTCAAGTTCCAACAATCGAAGAAAAAAACATCCCATTTCTCTCAACAGGAAGCGATCTTTTATAATCTTGAGGATGCTATGTGGTATGAACAGTTAGTTCTATCACAAGGAGCAAAAAACACACAAATCCGACCTCTTTAATCATGGAATTCCCTCACAAAGCACCAAAGGGTTATGAATACTGGACAGAAGACTTTACTAAAACAACTGTCCGAATATGGATTCGTAATCTAGGTTCATTTGCATATACTGAAGGAAGGTATCCGTCTAGTGTATGGGGATTCTATAATCGTCGGACAAAAAAATATCATGCTCCTATCAATTTCAAAAGACGTGGTGATGTGGTAAATATTGATGATACCACACCTTACTCTGCAATGCAGTTGAACTTAACTCCATTAGAAAGAGCATTTCTATGAAAGAACTAGACCCATCTCGAATAACGATTGATACTCCATCAAAACTATTCGCATATGAAAGAATGTCGAGAGACATTGATAATTGTGATGATATTGAAGTCCTAAAAGAAGCACTCCGTTGTTATGTCAAACTCTATTTCAAGCAACAAGAAGTCCTCAAACTCATTGGAGTCCCAGAGTCAGACTGAATATATTCCAAAGATTAATGATTATGTTATTTGGACACGATCAACAGGATCAGTTGATCAGGGGTGGGTATATTTTGTAGATGAGGAATATTTTACCATTGAGGTTGGTGTAAAACAGAAACCACATTGTGAGTATTCAAGAAATATTTTACACTGTAATGAGCATACTCTTGTATTGTGCCATAAGTGCTATTGGAATCAAATTGAATATATACGTTCAAGAAAAACAATTTATGACGACTAATGAAACATTTATTACTTGCGCTGTTATTTGCAGCAACTCCAGTTTTTGCTGCTGACAATAAAATAACTAAAGGATACAACTCCATGGATTCTATGGGTTGTATGTTATTAGGTGAATGCACTGATGGTGTAGAAAAAGTATATTCTATGCTTGATATTTCATCTCAGTATCCTAATACAGAAGAATTTACCGGTGTTACTGGTGAGTTTCATAATATGATTCATTCACTCAATCAAGTTGGCGTGAATGTATTCCTTGCTGACAGTAAGTATTTTCCAGCAGGACATCGTGGTGTATATCACACTGTATCTAATAACTTCTTCCTGAATAAGGATTACATGGGACAACCTAATGTTCTCATGATGGTAATGCGTCACGAAGGATGGCACGCAGCACAAGATTGTATGGCAGGTACAATTGATAATAGTTTGATTGCTATTATTAAACCAGAGGATGAAGTTCCTATGATCTGGCGTGTAATGGCAGAGCGTACTTATCCTAAGTCTGCTGTACCTTGGGAAGCAGAAGCAGGGTGGGCAGGTAGAACTGAGAACATGACAATGAATGCTCTAGCAGCATGTGCTGGTGGTAAAATGTGGGAAGTTTATGAACCCACTGCCCTTACTAGAAAATATTTGGTAGACTTCGGATATATTAAAGACTAAAATATCCATGTGGAGAATATGGGCGAAGGCACTTGGTCAAAAAGATGGTAGAGATGTAAAAGAAGCGGATAAGATTGCCATTATCCGCACTTTTATTATGATTCAATTGATTATAACTAACTTCTTTATTATTGCTGGTAATGTTAAAAATCTTTGGTTTGACAGTAAAAGCACAAAATGTAGCGCAATAAGCATAAATAAGAACACTGTGCCACCCAATAAAGTGGTATGGTTCTATTGACTTCTGTATGGAAATATCTTACTATATTAAAGTAGTTCAGGAGTTCACCAATGCCTTTCGCTTTCGTTCCGCAAAAAACTAAATATCGTGTGACGCTAGAGTTGGATGTGATGGATGATTTCAATCCACACAATATCAACTGGGAAAAGTGTCTAGACATTCAAGGTGGTGAAAAAGTAACTCCATACATTGAAGATCTCAATGCCCCTGACGTTTGGTGATATTAGTCAGTGAGAGACTAAATATAATATATTAGTCTCTCCATCATGCCGTATTATCTTACTAAACCAAGCATAATTGAACCTACTAAAACCATGTATTATCATGGTGGCAATCGTTGGACTGATGAATCAGTTGGTAAAGTAACCTATTCATCAAGAGCAAAAGCAAATGCTGCTATTGCTAATCCAGATGGTAAAAATGGTGGATTCACCAATGTAACCGTGGTGACAGGGTAATGAAAACTTTTCAAGAGTTCATGAACGAAGTGTATGACCCCGAAGTTCAGGGTCGTTCACAAATAAGGAAGACAGGTGAAGGAGGTAGATTATATCCTTCCAAGAAGAAATCTGATCCTGAGAGACGCAGGATGAAAGCAACTGGTGGCGGTAAGCAAGAACCAGTACAATATAAAGACAGAAAAGATATTGGTACTCCTAAACCAAGATCACAAACACAGCAACAACCAACAAAAGAAAGAGGCAGTGCTGAAGTTAAACAATCCTATGCTGATAAAGTAAAAGCAGAAAGGAGAAAAGCAGCACAAGCAAGAGCAGCAGCAAAACAATCTGGTGGAACTACAACAACAGATAAACCTAAATCTAAAGATACTGAAAAGGCAGGAACTAAACTACTAAGTAAGAAGAAACCTGAGAAACCTGTATCACCTGATTATAAACCAGCAAAAGCGTCTGGTATGACACGTCAGGAGAGAATGAAGCAGCAACGTAAAGGTGAAACTATGTTGCGTGGTATCTTCAAGGACCAAGAAACTGCTAAGTATAAGAAAGAAACTGGTCAAAATCCTGATGCCAAAGGTAGAACCAAGATTATGGGTAGAGTTCACGCAAGAATGAAATGAAGACATTCCAAGAGTTTTTTAGCGAAGCAATTGAACAACAAACACAGACAAGTTACGGCAGTGGTTCTACACCACAGTCAGGAACTCAAGGTGGTTCAACTAAACCTTTCAGAGAAAGACCTAGACTTGGTTTAAGTTTAGGTTCTGGAGATAATAAAAAGAAAGGTAGGAAGGCAACGCCTAAAGAGAAGCAAAACATTGCCAAGAATGCTGGGCAAGAAGTAAAGAATGCTGGACAGAATACGGCAGGTTCTACACAATCAAGAAAACCTCAACCATATAGAAGTTCAAAACCTGCTGATAAATCATCCTCTAAGGGTGGTGCAATCGCAAAGGTAAGTAAACCTCAACCTGCTGTTAAAAGACCTGCTACAGCGTCTTTTAGACCCCAATTAGGTACAGCACAAAGACCTGATCTTATGAAAGGTAAGAAAGCATCTCCACAGTTAGGTTCATCTCCAGAACGTAAGAGTTTGAGTAGTTCACCTGTAAGAACTGCACTCAATGCTGCACCTCAACGCAAGGCACTTCCTGGTAGTTAAAGTTAGTAACCTCTAAAGTTCCTCTGTAGTGTAAGACACACGACAACATGAACAACTCTTCACAAGTGCTCCGCGAACTTCAGGAACTGCGTAAGGTATGGCGCACACAAAACTTCTCTTATACTAAAGAGCAGCAGTCACGTTATACTGAACTGACTGAACTTCGTCGTGCATTTGTAACATATTGGAAGGAGAATAACCTTGTTTGGGTTGGTCCTTCTAACGTAGGCAAAGCATCAACTGAAGCACCTGCTGCTTGACATATTCATGGACAAAATTGATACTCAAGGCATGAGTTTGCCTGGTAGTGGTAACTTTATCTCAAATCGAAAGTTTCCCCCTATGCCTGTAAAGAAACGTACTATCTTCACACCAGAAGAACGTCAGGAACTCAAGGACATTATCAATGAGACACTTAACGAGAGGGACAATCATGGCGCATGAGTATGATTTGACAGAACAATCTGACCTTGATATGTTAGATGAGGTTGATGGTGAGTATTACAATTGGGACCAGAATCACTCTGGTTATTTGTGGTTGACTGATGAATGCTTGAAGAAATATGGATTATCAGAGGAAGATGTTGAAGCAATTGATTGGGATATTTGGAATGATGATGAAGATTTAGAGATGAGAGATAAGGGATTTAAGTGGGACTTTTACATCTCACAATATGCCTCAGTACATGATAAGGATGGAAAGTATCTTCGTGATTGTACTTATGAAGATTGGGAAGTATGTAAAGCAAATGGCATCAAAGAAGAAATGTTATCTGACCCAGGTTGTGAGATTATGGGATGGTGTAACGGATAATATACTTTTATCTTTATTCTCTTTACTAACTAACAAAAATGTATTACGATTGTTCTGGTGCTTGGATTGACTCACGCGGTCGCCGTCACAACTTCAACATAGAATCTGACCGCTCTGAACGTTCTTTCATTGAAGATTTGGTGGAATCAATGTATCCTGCCGAAAAGGTTATTATTAACTCTGTGCGTCCAATCTGTGACTAATAAAGTTAGTAACCTCTAAAACTCCTCTATAGTATGAGCACTTCTGATCTTATGACATTTGATTTTGAAACAGAGTATCACTGGGGTGCTCTTATGGTAAAACTTGTTCCTATGTTTTGTATGGATGTTTACAAAGCATCCGATGATGAATTAGTATGGGTCTTTGATGTGAATAACCCTAAGAATGGTTATCATGTCCCTGCTCGCAATCTCTCCACCTATTCTTATTGATTATGTACTCAAAAGATCTTGAAAAAAGAATAGATTCTTTACTGATCAATAGAGGGATCAAAGGTCATGTTGCTGCTGATAGGTTTCGTCAAGATTTTAAGGCATATCTTTGTTATTTTGATGTAGTTACTGATGGTGATGCCGAGAATACTCTCTCCTTACTTGAAGATGAAAGTAATCTTACAAGCACTGATATTTTAGGCACTAATTTTCGTAAGTCATTGTGGGATTTAGTGCCAGAAAAACTGAAGGGAGATATTATATTTCCTCTTCTCTTTGAAGTCTTATTGTCAAACAAAGGAAAGGGTATTGGCAAGGGTGAGTTGATTCTTCCTCTTATTTTTTCTGATTACCAGTTTTCTGTCAATAATGATGGTAGATATGGTGCTAATAGAAAATCTGAGTTGAAAGATAATGGTGCAAGTCTAAAACCTATTAAAACTGGTGTTACTGATAAGGGTTTAGTTGATAAACTGAATGATAAGTATTTTAAAGGACATGCACCAGGATATAAAGATGCTAAAAAGTTCTCCGAACATGTAAAGTCAGTTGAAAAACCTGAAGTTTATTTTGATTACTTCAGTGAACTTTATCCTGGTTGTGATATTACTCAACTTGTTGAAGATGTAAAGAAGAACTACAAAGATCCTGTAAAGTTCAATACTGCTGTCGGAAAGTTTGCCCTAAAGCAGTACAAAGAAGTTGACAAATGGGATAATATCATGTATATCAAAGATAAGACGATGGAAATTGTCAATATAGCAGATCCATCTAATATTGATAGTCTCAATCTAAAGTTTACTCCAAAGTTCAAACGTGGTGGTGATACTCAAGCGATTGCTGATGGATATGTTAATGTAAATATCTAATGGTTGACAACTAATCAAACTAGTTGTATAATTAAAAATGTCAACGCAGTTAGTAAGCATTTGCCCAATAACTGTCTTAACAACTAATGTAATCATGAACGCACAAACTTTTGTAGAGACTGCTGTCTCTGCGGCACAGGAAACTTATGCAAACAATCCAGAGAAAAATAATAACTGGGATTGTTTTTACACAGTAACTCTTCCTAACAAAGCAGCACTGGATGTGCTATTTGCACAGGATGATAATACTCACTCTGGATTTTTGATTGACGAAGGTCCAAAAGAGAGAAGATATGAAACCTATGATGAAGATGGAGAAATGACATCGTGGGCATCTGATTTATATTCTTCTCACAATAAAAATGGATATGTAAAGGGTATTGGCAATGTGGTGCATATTGGTGCCAATGTTGAAGAACTTAAAAAACTTAATAACTCTGGAGAAGTAGTTCGATATTATCCTGTTTGGGCACTTTGTTTGATAAACTACCATCGTCGAAGAAGTCTTTACTTCTCTGAACAGTTTGCAAAATTTAGACCGACTGATAGCATCACTTTTAATTTTTATCTTTGGAAACCTGATTCTCAAGCAACTGAGTATCAAGAATTATATGATTTGTTTGATGCTTCTTCATCAGTAGATAATAATAAGTGTAAAGCACAAGGAATCATTAATTTTGTTGGTCTTAAAAAGTATCTTTCTCAGAAGTATTTTGTAGAAGCAAAGTTTACAACTGCTTTGAAACATCTTTGGAAAGTTTTCTATTGTATTAATAAGAAGAAGTATGATGCAACTGAAGCAATCATGCTTTTTAGGGATGAAATTAAGTGGTGCGACTCGTTAAAACTTAATAATATTTTTTCTGTAAATAAGGAAAATCCTCATACTGGACCTTACTTTGAAGCAGTAATGCTTGCCACTAAAAAGTATGGGGTTGGTAATGAAACTTTGAAGAAAGTTCTAAAGTCTATTGATGCTGAGTTTGGCAAAGTAAATCAAGAAGCATGTGATTACTGGTGCGAACTTTTTAGTATTGATCGAAATGTTCTTTCTAAGAAGAATCAAAAGTTTTCTGTCGTAGATAAAAGAAACTGGAAAACTTGGGTTTTTTCTGGAAGCACATGGTTAGCACTAGAATCAAGGGGATTGCATCACTTTCGTGGTGATTATTCTTTTACAGATAGTGTTTTTAATCAATTTTCTGAACTCACTACTGAAAAAGGTAGAGCATATCAAATTTCAGATAAACCTAATCAACAAGAAAGATACGTTTCTATTATTCTTGGTTACATCGATAAAATGATGAACTGCTCATTTGTTGATGCTGAAGTAAAGCAGATTTCAGAGTCCGATGTTGAATATCTTGGAGATCTTTGTTATAATGATGCTAAGAAATCTCCCGATAGAAAATATAGCATCATGCGAACAACTTGCGATGAAGTGAGAGACTGAATGAAACCTCTGTTTATCTGGGCAGGTGGTAAGACAAAGGTGCTAAAACATTATGCACCTTTTATGCCATCTTCCTTTGAAACTTACTATGAACCATTCTTTGGTGGTGGGGCAATGTTTGTCTATGTGATGAACACCTACCAACCAAAGAATGCTGTGATTAATGACATCAACTCTGATGTTGTTAACATCTACAAAGCAATCAAGACTAACCTGACAGAGTTTCAACAACGTCTGGATAGTCTTGAATCTCAGTATCTACCACTGAGCAAAGATGATCGTAAGAAGTTTTACTTTGACATCAGACATCTTCACGGTTGGGAGTATAAAGAATGGAACAAGACATTTGAGGCAGCAACATTATATTTCCTGATGAAGACTGGGTTCAATGGTATCTACCAACTGAACAAGAATACCAACGGAAGGTATGGAACTCCTGCTGGATTGTTGAATCAGAAGGATAAAGTTTATGATCGTGGTGTATTGAACTGGTGGCACAATGCACTTCAGAATGTAACTATCAAGACAGGAGATTGGAAAGATTCAGTGAATAATGATCCGAATGGATTTTTCTTCTTTGATCCTCCCTATCGTGATAGTTTTGCTGATTATGGCAATGGATTTGGTGATGATGCACTGTCAGACCTTCTTGACTTTGCCGATATGCAAAATTTAGTTTTTGTTGCTAACCGTGCTGATGATGACTGGTTTGATAATCAATCAAGGTCAATGAATGTCCATTACTTTAATATCACTTACACTGCGGGACGTAGAAAGAAAACAGAAGCAGGATATGAAGCAAAGAAAGCAAGAGAGATATTGTTATACAAGACCAAGAATCATTTTATATAATTGTTAGTAACCTCTAAAACTCCCTTATAATACAGCAACGAACTTAATGACCGTAAGTCTTCGCCCTCACCAGCAAGATGCACTTAATGCACTACAAACCAATTCTATTGGTCAATGTATCTTTCCCACTGGTGGTGGTAAGACATTGGTCGCAATTATGGATGCGGTAAAGAGATTTGAAGTCTCTAGTCCTCGCACCATTGTTGTTGTGTGTCCTCGCATTTTGTTAGTCGAGCAACTCTCCAACGATTTTCTTGAGCAGGTAACTAATGCTAACGTCCTCCATGTTCATAGTGGTGAGACTAAGCATTTCAAAACTACAAAGACTGATCGTATTAAACTGTTTGTTGATATGTGTCAAACAGTGCGTGAGCATGTTATCATCTTCACCACATATCACTCTTTGCATCGTATTGTAGACGCAAACATTGATGTTGATACGATTTACTTTGACGAAGCACATAATAGTGTCCAACGTAACTTTCATGAGTCTGTAAAGTATTTCTCTCGTCGTGCTGATCGTTGCTACTATTTCACAGCAACACGCAAGACCTCGGTGACTATCAAGAAACCAGGAATGAACGATAGAGAAGTCTATGGGGACATCATATCTAAAGTTTCTGCACCTAATCTTGTTCAGGGTGGATATATCTTGCCACCTAAAGTCAAGGTGATTCAGATGGGCAAGCACGACAAAAAGAGTCTGACTCCACACATTGAAAGCAACAATGTGTTGGAAACTATTGATCAAATCAGTATCAAGAAGATTCTTGTTTGTGTCAAGACTAGCAGACAACTTATCAATCTGTTTCAGACAGATTTTGCTGATGACCTCAAAGAGCGTGGATACTCTTACCTCTATATCACATCCAAGACTGGTGCGATTGTTGATGGTAAGAAAGTATCTCGTGAGAAATTCTTTGAAGTTCTCAATGCTTGGGGCAAAGATACTAACAAGAAGTTTGTTGTACTTCATCGCTCTATTCTGTCTGAGGGTATCAACGTCAGTGAGTTGGAAGCAGTCATTTTCCTACGCAACATGGATGTGATTGAGATGACTCAGACTGTGGGTCGTGTAATACGTTGTGGAAGCGATTCTAAGACCTTTGGGATGCTCTGTGTGCCTGTTTACAGCAATGTGGGTATATCCACCGAGAAAGCATTGCAAAGGGTTGTAGACATCGTTTTTGAAAAGGGTGAAGTTCTTGATAGTGTGGTGCGCCGATGAAGATAACATATACCAAGACAAGTTTGCTTGATGCTAAACCATACGAGGAAGGATTCATCATTGGAAACTATGATGACCCTATGATGTATGCTGCTGTTCCTGTTGCTGGAAGCACAACTAAACTTGCTATTATTCATCAAGCAAATGTGATTAAGGTGAGTAGAAACAGACAATCAGCAATCGCCTTTATAGATAAACACAAGAAACGGAGAAAGAAATGAAAAAGTGTAGAACACTGCGCGAACTTGATACTTATGTAAAGGCATTAATTCGTAAGCACGGTGATACTGGACCATGTGCAGCATGGGTAATAACGAACGATGATTTATTGACCGAAGATGATAATAGTGACAAAGAGGTAATACTTGCTGCTAATGAAGCAAAAATGGTTCTAACAGAGATTAACTCTAGTGACCATGATTATATCGTTGATGAAATATTAAGAGTTGTTGATAATGAACTATCAACGAGAGGATTCTAGGGTATTATTGTTAGTAACCTCTAAAGTTCCCCTGTAGTATGAATAACACTACAAACAACCCTTACGTCGAAAACCTAGTCTCTATGGGTTATGATCGACAAGACTGCGAAGTTGCGTCAACAATGTTTCAAAAGAAAACTTTTCCATGTGTGATCCATGGTCGCACATTTGAGACTGAAGAACAGTATTATGCTGAACTTCATGAATATATGAACGGAATGTGATTCAATTATTATTAGTAACCTCTAAACTTCCTCTATAGTATGCCTAACACTCACCTAGAACACGCAGAAGACACCATTTTGACTGGTGATCTTTCTATTTTTGATGCACTTTATAGCAATGCTTATCATATTAGTTTGAAGATGGATGGTGCTCCTGCTGTTGTATGGGGGACTAATCCTGCTAATGGTAAGTTTTTTGTTTGCACCAAAGCAGCATTTAACAAGAAAAAGATTCGACTATGTTATACAACAGAGGACATCTTTACACACTTTGGACATCAAGATGATGTTGCCGATATATTATATCTTATGCTGAAATATATGCCTCGCGTTGATGGTGTATATCAGGGTGATTTTCTTGGGTTTGGTAGAACAGAAGTATTTTCAAATAACACGCTAACATATATCTTCGGAGAGAAGATTTATCAGAAACTTGTCATCGCACCACACACAAAGTATTACATTGATGGCGAACTATGTGATGCTGCACCGCTTCCGATTCGTACAAACTTTGATGATACTCCACATGTCAAGTTTGTGATGCCAATTGTTGATCGTATTGCATCACAAATTGAACCGCCTATCATCAACACAGACACAGTAAAGTTTCTATCACCTAAGCAAGCAAATCGTGCGAAGCAAGCAATCAATCAGTTGATCAAGTCTGGTGTTGAGTTAGATGATGGAGTTCTCACAACTATCTTACGTTGTCCACATCTTACAAACTTATATCAGTGGGTGATAGAACTCAAAGAGGACGTGATTGATAGTATGATTGTATACTCTGACTTTGATACATTTCTTCCTGATGGTACACAAACTGTAGGAGAGGGTTTTGTATACTGGAGTGAGGAAGGTGCGATCAAGTTGGTGAACCGTACTGTCTTCAGTTATGTAAACTTCACAGAGGGCAAGTTCAATAGGTAATAAAGTTAGTAACCTCTAAAGATCCTCTATAGTGTAAGCACTTCTCAAACCACATGCAACTCACAAACAACGTCACCATCGTCGATTTCTTCCCTGAGGCATTCATTGCTGAGGCAGATGAAGTCAAAGGCATGAAAGTTGTCGTTAAGCGTTTTGTTAAGTGTGTCACCTTTCGTGTTAACGGACAGCAGTCTTATTCCACAGTGACAGCACTCACAGCACGTAATGAGTGGGCAGAGCGTATCGCTGGAGGCGCTACGGTTACTGACTACCACACCGACAAGATCCCTGCTAATGTATATCGTTCGATGGCATGTGTGGGGTGATTCCCCTCACTATCTAACCCCTTACTATCTAACATTATGCCTATCTGGAATTGCTACGGTTACGACAACAAAAAAGAAATGCACGATGTGCTCTCTTATATGAGAGAAACTGCTGCTGAAGCATATGCAAGATGCAAAGAATTACATCCAAACTTTGAGATTATTACAGTCAAACTTCGTCCTGAGTAACACCTACTCAACTCACACTAACTAACATCATGCTTTATTCTGTCATCGGTGGGTATCACTCCCAAAACGAAGATTTCAAATCAATGATGATTTTCAAGGATGAACTATCTGCGATTGAATATGCAAAGTATCTTGAATATGAGGATGGTTATGATTATACTCTAACCCAACTTCATGAAGTTAAAACTATTAAAAATCTTCATAAAAAACAAGGTTATCATCGTATTGTAACTGCTAAGTAACATCATGCTCAAAGGACAAGTTCTCAAAGTTGTTGGTCAAACTGCAACTGGCGTTGATCACAATCTAACACGATTACAGAAGTTTGAAGTATTTTGTCAGGTATGTGATGGATTACTTAAGGATGGAAGAATCAGCACTGCCAAACATTATGCCTGGACGAATATATTTTGATTATTGTTAGTAACCTCTAAAGTTCCCCTATAGTATGAACACAACTACAATCAACAGAAAAATGCTTCTCAACGACTCTGCTTTCGTAAATGCTCTTCAAGGGTTACAATCCTTTGTATTAGAGACAGGTGCCGACATTGATATGGCATATGACTGGGTTGCTGATCAAGCAGGAATTAAGTCTTTCTGTCATGATCCTGCTGCCTTTGATTGCTTCTACGATGTATTCATGGAGGCATCAAACTGAATCTAAAAGAACAACTTAACAATCTTACTATTTTCAAAACTATGAACACAGTTGAAATCAACAAATCAATCATGGAGTTAAACTTCAGAAAAGAGAAACTCAACACTGAGGTTGAGGACATTCAAGCACAAATTAACTTTCTTGCTTGTATGCGAGAACATCAAAAGATGAACGATGATGAACGTTCAGGGCAGACACTATTTGATCAAATGTTTGGAGGTTAATGAGATGATTGTATTAACTTGTGATGATCACGGTTGTGCCTATTCAATTGATAGTGAGGGCACACTATACTATACTCCACAATATAATGATGGAAGTATTAATGTAGAAGACTGGGATGAAGTTGATCATATGGCATTATTAGGAGAGGAAGATGATATTCAAGCATTAGTTGAGGAAGTTCATGAACAACTGATTGCTATGAGTAAATCAATCGGGGAGTATTATAAGGCATGAAGAAGTTACAAATCACGAAACATTTACAATCCGAAGGTTATCATTTAATACGACAGAAGACACATAAAGTATATTTTAATCCAGAACTTAACGAAAGGATAGTCACATCAAAGACACCATCTGATCGCTGTTCTTATAAGAATATTATACAGCAGATAGAAAGAATCAAGAGAAAGCATTATTGTTAGTAACCTCTAAAGATCCTCTATAGTGTAAGCACTTCAATCAATCATGAGAAACATCACCAAAGTCCAAGCATTAGAGCAGTTCCGATATAACTGGAAAGCATCAACTATGGGCACCAGTACAGCAACTGATAGGATCGCAAAAGCAGAGGCATGGGGTATCTTCACTGATGAACTTTGCAAAGAAGGTTATATCACCATGAAGAAATATGAGTCATGGTCTAACCCTTTCTGATTCAAATCACATCACAATCATCACAATCAACTATGAAACTTTCAACTGTATATTATCATCTCTCTCAGATGGAAACAGGTAATCAATGTGTTAAGTTCATTGATTTAATGGTGGAACACGGTTATCTAAAACTACTCTGATTCAAAAAATGTATTATACACTATCACAACTCAAGACAAGAATCAATAGTTTGATTGATTCACAAGGTGATGATTCTACCTGTGCTGCATTCATCTTTACAAAGGAAGATATAGTACAATATGATGATGAAGGTGATGAGATTGATTTATCATCAGACAAGTTTCTAGTTGATAACATTCTATCAGAACTAGGTGATCATGATTACATCTATTCTACGATTGGAGATATACTTGATGATTGCATAAAGGACGGTATTAAAGTTAGTAACCTCTAAAGTTCCTCTATAGTATAGACATCACTTCAAACCAACTATGAGAAAAATCGAATCCCAAATGTGTCAAGCAATCCAGTCAAATAAGAACTGGTCTAATGCTAATACAACAGTTCATTTCAATGAAGAAACAGGAACCTCAATCGTCCGTCTTCATGGTAACAAGATTGCAGAAGTCACTGATGATACGATGACAATCTTTGATGGTGGTTATCAATCAACTACAACAAAGTCTAGACTCAATGCACTTTGTTCTGAATTTTGTGAGAGAGGAGAAGGAGTCTTTCAAAAGAACTTTCAATGGTATGTAAGACTCTTCGTAGGTGCAATCAATGGAGAGAAAGTATTTAAGAACGAAACATTCACTAACGGATACATCTTTTCATGAGACTTATCTTCCTTGCTATCTTCATTATATTAGGTGCTAATCTAATGATTGATCTGTTAGATAGTAATCTTACAGAAACAATCAATGAAAGAAATGAAGCACTCGAAAGACTACTCAATCCACCCTCAAACGTAATCCAATGACTATCACTCAAACCGAAAAACTTGAAGGTCTTAAGCAACGTTATGCTGAGATGATTGTAGACGGGTTAGATATGAATGATTTGATCAATCTTGCTGTGGATAGTATTGTTGAAAACCTCAAAGGTTATGAAATGGATGACATCAAAGAAGAGGTGATTGATTGCTATGATACACAGACTTGGTTTGACTTGAATCCCTAAGTAACACCCTGAAAACACCCATAAATAGCATGTTTTCATTAAAAAAACGTTTATTAATGTTAATTTAAATGTATATGTGTGTTTTGTTTGTTTTCCACAACCCTGTTGAAAAGGTGGGGTTATATGTGGTTTAATCACTATAATCTGTGGAGAAACCCTTACTTAACCCTCTTGCTATTCATTACTTAAGTCCCTAGAAACCCTCATTCTTATTGTTACTTAAGTCCCTAGAAACCTGTGATCTTATTGTTGTCTTAGACCGCAGTATATCACACTTACTCTCAAAAGTCAACAGCGCCAGCAACATTTTTCCCCCACAGGACTGCACTTGACTCAGAGTCACATAGGTGCTACAATATAAGGGAAAGACTGAGAGGTAGTAACAGGGTATTAAAGTTAGTAACCTCTAAAGTTCCCCTATAGTGTAGGGACGCAATCAACACTATCTAACAACTAACACACAGTCCTAAGTATGACTTTAAACTACTTACTAACTCACATTTTTCTTCTTCATTATGACTCGCGAACTTCTTCTTGGTATGCTGTCTCAGGGTAACACTGGCGCAGAACTTCTGAGTATCCTCGATGTGATTGCCGATGAGGCACAATCTATCGCTAACTCAGAGGCATCAGAGGGAACACTTAACGCCATTGATTTCTGATACTATGTGAATCTTACAGTGCCCTCTTTGTTTGACACATAGGGGGCACATGTGCTATACTTACAGTGTTGTGAATTCGACAGTATTATGGCGGATTTATGATGGCGAAACGCGGAGCGTAGCGTACCCCTAAGGTAAGGTAAGGTTAATATAAAGGACCCCCCCTTCCTTAAAACGTTCTACTACCCTAACCTACAAAAGTGTGTACCCGTGAGTTCTATATAAAGCGACGATGTAAAAAAAAGTTATGATAAAATTTTCCCCAGAAAAAATTGGGACCAATAAAGTTTTTCACATATATCTAAAGAGTGATTGTGTAATGCATAATCTATCTGAGGATAAATTCAAAGAGAGTTGGGAGATCCTCAATACGATAGTTGGTTTTATGAAGACTGATTATAGTATTGAGGATTTAACATATGAGGCAGTAGAAGAAACCGCCCATGGAGCAGAGGAAAGTTCGTATTGACTTTCTCTACATAATACGTTAAAATACAGATTGAAATGGAGTGATTTAATTCCGATGGCAAAAGGATTTACAGTGAAGGCAAAGACGCCTGTGAAAGCATCAGAGGATTCCAAGGAAGAATGGGATTATGATGCAATCAAAGCAAGAATGAAAGGTAAGACGATTGTATTCTGTTTACCAGGGAGGGGATGTTCATATACGTTTATGAAGAACTTTGTCCAACTATGTTTTGACTTAGTACAGAACGGGATGAGCATTCAGATTTCACAGGACTATAGTTCTATGGTGAACTTTGCCCGATGTAAGTGTTTAGGCGCGAATGTATTGCGAGGTCCTAGTCAGATTCCATGGGATGGAAAGTTACAGTATGATTATCAGTTATGGATTGATAGTGATATTGTGTTTACCTCAGAGAAGTTCTGGCAGTTATGCGATATGGCAATTACTGAAGACGGCACAGAACGAGAGATTGTATCTGGGTGGTATTCTACAGAGGATGGTCGCACGACATCAGTAGCACACTGGTTAGATGAGGATGACTTCCGAAACAATGGAGGAGTTATGAATCATGAGATGGTTGATGGCATACAAAAACGGCGGAAACCCTTTACTGTAGATTATACAGGATTCGGATGGGTAATGATTAAGCACGGTGTCTTTGAGAGTCCAAAGATGACATATCCATGGTTTGCTCCTAAGATGCAGGTCTTTGAATCTGGTGCTGTACAAGATATGTGTGGTGAGGATGTCTCATTTTGTTTAGATGCTATTGAGGCAGGATTTAAGATTTGGTGTGATCCAAGGATTCGTGTGGGTCACGAAAAAATGCGGGTAATCTAAGAGTTATCATGGCAAATCAATTTCAAGTTGATCGTTCAGAAGAGTTTGCTTCAAAGATGACACTTATTACTGAAGTATCCAGTGATAAGTATTTGAAGCAACACCAAAGAAACCAAGAGGTAAAGAGAACCTTAGAATCACTTTATACTGATAGGAGCATTTAAGTTATGGCAAAGATTAGAAAGTCTCTATTGGGACAAACAATGATTGAGTCTCAACCTAAGAGGACTCGACAAGGAGCAGGAAAGCATACAAAGTATGCTGCTACGAGTCGTAATGGAAAACCAAAGCGTTATCGTGGTCAAGGGCGATAATATTACAAAGAGACCTTCGGGTCTCTTTTTTTGTCTAGATACATATGTGTAACATTAGAGTATGCTATGGCTTGTTTGATTACTAATCTACCGTCAGTAGAAGTATGGGTTCGTAAAGAATACTTAACTGATCATACGAGTGGATGGGGAGAATATGTAAAAGGTGTTTGGGTATCATGTAAAAGTATACCTGGTCGTGCATTTTATTTTGAAACTTATCTACCAGAATATGGTGCGATGTATGATAAGTTACCAATTAGTGCATTCTTATCGCAACCAAAAAAACCCGACCCCGACATGAATCTACAGAACTTACAGTTTTGGAACTGTATGGATTATGGTGTTGTAGCGATTCAAAAGCAGTTCATAGGGTCTATGGACTATGAACTGTATACAAGGGATCACGGGACCGTTAAGGGTACATACGTGTGTACTTTAGATAACTATCATCAGGACCCTGATATAGTTGATTATGCAACCAGTGAGAATCCAGCAGAGCATAAGTCTCATAATCTAATACAACTAGCAAATGGACAATATGCTTTGTATCCTAATAATAGAATGAGAATATATGATAATAGTCTTACACCAGCAGAACCAAAGAAACCTGACTTTAAAGTCTCTACTGAATACTATCAGGTTGAAAATGGTTATGACCGTATGGGACTAGGAGATCAGGAGTCATACTTCTGGAAAACACAACAAGACATTAAGAGAGGAAACAACGATGCCTGAGAATAACTTTTTAAGGGAGATTGCAAATGATGAACAGACTCCTAGACAACTTAAGAAAATTAATGAAGACGGACTTTTTGAAACAACTAATTGTTCTGACCCTGATCATCAGTGTACTTGTGGTTCTAAACCAGTAACATTAACTGAGGATTAAGCGTCTAAATAAGGTAGAATTCTTGTATTATTTTGCCAGTCCAAAGGAACAGTAAAGCATTTAAAGATTTAAGTGCGTCATTTAAAATCAATCCTCTTAAAATGGATTTGATTGAACTGACGAATGAGAATGCTATTGCTCGTTCTATTCGTAACTTGCTTCTTACAATACCTGGTGAAAAACCATTTAACCCTGCTTTAGGATCAAACATAAGCAATCTACTCTTTGGGCAGATTGATTCACGTACAGCATCAGCAATTCAAACTGAAATTGTAGATACTATTGAGTTGTTTGAACCAAGAGTAAAACTCATTGATGTCAAAGTCAAAGCAGATCCTGATAAGTATCGTTTTGATTGTAAGATACAATATATCATTGTTGGTATAGATGTACCGGCACAAGAACTCTCCGTTGCATTAGAACCCACTAGGTAAAATGCCCTTAGTAAATTTCAGCAATCTAGATTTTGAACAGATAAAGGTTTCCATAAAGGATTACCTCCGTGCAAACTCTAACTTCACCGATTATGATTTTGAGGGGTCAAACCTCTCAACAGTTATTGATGCGTTAGCATATAACACATATATTACTTCATACAATGCCAATATGGTAACGAATGAAGTATTCATTGATAGTGCAACACTACGAGAGAATGTAGTGTCACTAGCAAGAAATATAGGATATGTGCCTAGATCTCGTACTTCATCAAGAGCAGTTATTTCCTTTGAAGTTGATGTATCCGGTACAACAGCATCAAGTGTAACTTTAAAAAAGGGTCTTGTTGCAATAACATCTCAAAGATTTGGTTCGCAAGATTATACTTTCTCAATTCCGAAAGATATTGTAAAAACTGTTGATTCAGATGGTATAGCACGTTTTTATGATATCACAATATACGAAGGAACTTTTGTTGAGACACAGTTTCCAATAAGTTCTAGAACTCCTAATCAAAAAATCATATTACCAAATACAGGAATAGACACGTCATTGATGACTGTAGAGGTCCTAGAATCGTCTACATCAAACATTAAAACCACTTACACCCAATATAGTGGATTGATTGATATTAAGTCAGATTCTCGTGTTTACTTCTTACAAGAGATACCAAACGAAAAATATGAACTTCTATTTGGTGATGGTATATTTGGTAAAAAATTAGAAGAACCAAATGTTGTAAAAGTTGGATATATGGTATCTGCAGGTGCTGCAGCAAATGGAATTGATTCATTCACTTTCAGTGGAGAGTTATTAGAAAATAATGGAACTCCTATTACAACTGCTATTACAGCATTAGTTGCTGATGGGTCATCACAACTTGGTGCTCAAATAGAATCTGTGGATTCAATCAAAAGATATGCCCCACAAATCTATGCATCTCAGAATCGTGCTGTGACAGCATCAGACTATGAGGCATTGATTCCTAACATATATCCTGAAGCAGAGTCTGTATCAGCATATGGTGGAGAAGATTTAAGTCCTCCACAATATGGAAAAGTATTTGTTAGTATTAAACCTGTCAATGGAGTCTTTTTATCTACTTGTCTAAAAGATTTTCTACTTGAAAAAATAAATCGCTATAAAGTTGCTGGCATTCAAGTTCAGTTAATTGATTTAAACTATCTTTATATTGAAACTGATTCAAATGTATATTATAATACAAATAAGGCACAAAGTGGAAGTGTAGTTAAGGCAGATGTTCTATCATCGATTACTGAATATACATCTTCCTCTGCATTGAATAAGTTTGGAGCAAGATTTAAGTATAGTAAGTATCAAACTTTAATTGATAATAGTAATATTGCTGCAACTTCTAACATTACAAATGTCCAGATAAGAAGAGACTTAGAACCTGTTATTAATAAGTTTGGTCAGTATGAATTATGTTATGGTAATAGATTTCAAGTTAAGAACTCTTCCACAGATAAATGTGGTACAAATCTATCTGATGCTGAGAACAAAGGATTTAATGTAAGATCATCAGGTTTCAAAATCAGTGGAATCTCTGATACATTATATCTTGGAGACATTCCAAATATGGGATTAAAGACTGGTAAACTATTTTTCTTTAAGTTGATATCACCAAAACAAGCAATAATTGTAAAACAGAATGTTGGTATTGTAGATTACATTCATGGTGAGATTAAGTTGAATCCAATAAAGTTTGTTTCGACGAGCATTGTTAGAAATAAAGTTCCTATTATTGAAGTATCTGCTATTCCTTATTCAAATGATGTTATTGGTCTTCAAGATCTATATCTACAATTAGACCTTAATTATACTACGGTAAATAGTGTTGTAGATAAGATAGATTCTGGTGATGATATCTCTGGAAGCAATTACATTGTAAGTCCAAGTTATGATGGAAATGAGTTAGTACGCGGCACCCCCCAACTTATATCAACAGAAACTTCATCTGCTCCATCTGCTTCAACCACATCCTCCTCTACTTCAAACACAAGTTCTACGACATTGGTAAATTCCAATAGAGTCGCACAATCTACTTTCAATAATACCCAATCAACTTCTGGCTACTAATAAGAAATGGCAATCGATAGAGTCAATATTCAAGATATCATCGCATCTCAGGTCCCTGCATATGTGAGAGATGATTTCCCGCTGCTTGTTGAATTTTTAAAACAGTATTATCTTTCAGTAGAGTTTCAGAGTGGAACATACGATCTTATTAAAAATATTGATAAGTATGTTAAAGTAGATGAACTTTATGCGTTAGTAGATTCTACTGTTCTTCAATCTGATATTGATCCAGTTGATAACTCTATCCCTACTGACATTGATGGAAATTTTACAGAAGGATTTCCAAAAAGAAACGGATTGCTTTTAATTGATGATGAAATAATTTCATACACCCATAAGACAGATACGTCATTTGAGGGGTGTGTACGGGGTTTCAGTGGCGTTACAAGTTACTCTGAGACCAATACCCCAGATGAACTAGTATTTAAAGAAACATTAGCAGAATATCACACCAAAGACACTGTAGTTTATAATTTAAGTATTCGTTTTCTAAAAGAGTTTTTTAGAAAACTTAAAAACCAAATCATTCCTGGTTTTGAAGATAGAGCAATAGTTAGCGATCTCAATCAAAGAAACTTTATCTTTGGATCTAAATCTTTCTATGATTCAAAAGGTACAGATGATTCAATTGAGATTCTTTTCAGAGCATTATACGGAAAGGATTCTTCAGTTGTAAGACCAAGTGAATACTTGTTTAAACCATCTGATGCAGATTATAGAGTCACCATTGATATGGTGGTTGAGAAAAATATCGGAGATCCTTTAGATTTAAAGGGACGCACAATATATCAAGATTCTACAAAAGCAAGAGGATCTGTTTGCAACGTAGAAAAGTTAAATTGGGACTATGCTTCGTCAGGTATTGCTAAAGAAGCATTTAATACCAAAAGCGAATATTATCAAGTTTCTATTGATTATGGATATCAAAGAGATATTGATGTAAATGGAACAGTTTATAGCACATTTGAACCAGCAGCAAAAACTCAACTAGTAAACACTGCAGGTATTGGTGCTACTATTATTGATGTTGACTCAACTGTAAGTTTTGGTAGCACTGGAGAAATTGTCCTGAAGGATAATGACTATAACGATGTAGTTGTTCAATACACTTCAAAATCAATCAATCAATTTATTGGAATAACAACTTTAACCACTGAAATTCCAAATACATCTAACGTAGTAGAAAACGATTTTGCTTACAGTTACACTGAACTAGGAACAGATAGTATTATAAATGTTCGTATTACTGGAGCCCTTAAAGATTTTAATGTATTTGACGATACCTTTTCTTTGAACTCTGACGATAGTATAAATGTTAAAACATTAGGATATCCTTCATCTAATTTTAAAGAGAACAACTGGTTCTTCAATGTAAAAACAAACTGGAATGTTAAAGAAATTATTCTTATAGATCAAAGTGAATCTATTTACAAAGTAGAATTAAACTCTGATCATTATTTCTACATTGGATATAAGATAAGACTCACTGGTTCAAATGGGGTTGTACGAGAGGGTTCTATCACGTCAATCAATACCAATAAAGGATTCACTGTTAAGTTATCATCAAGCATACCAGCATCTGAACTTTCATTAAGGTATGAATTAAAAAATATTATTTTGAAGGGATTATCTAATGATTATCCAATTATTCAAAAGTATTACTCCAATATTCAAAATGTGTATACCAAGTTCAATGGCGACTTGTTGATTGCTAGTAATTCTATTCCATCATATCTTGAAACAGTCTTAAATCCTTACAATAAGGAAATCACTTTCTCAGGTAGTGCGACTGGATTGGGAGTAATAAAACTACAATCAGCAGGGGATCATGGATTATATACCGGAGATGCAGTTTTTTATAAAAGCAACGTAACAGAAACGATTACCAATACTCCTAATGGCAATCAAATTATTAATAAAACTAAAAGTCAGTTCTCCAACTTAGATGAATTAGTATATTTTGTTAAGAGAGTTAGTTCTACAGAGATTCAACTTGCTAAAAGTAAGTCTGATTTGTTTTCTAACAAGTATATTGTACCCATAGGTTCTGTAGAAAATAATCAGATCATACTTTATAGAAACTATGGTAAGCAACTCTTACCACAATCCATTGTGCGTCAGGTTCTGACTCCAGACAATAAATCAGGCACATTCTTTACACAACCAGGACCTACTGGTATCTTGATTAATGGAGTTGAAATTCTTAACTTCAAATCTCCTAAAAGTGTATATTATGGAAAAATTCATAACTTTGAAGTTGTTAATAAGGGATATGGATATGATATAGTTAATCCACCAATATTATCAGTTGCAGATTCTGAAGGATCTGGTGTCGCTGGAGACGTTTCTGTTAAGGGTTCTTTAGAGAGAATTGATATAATTGATACTGGATATGATTATGTCACTACACCTGTAATAGAAATCAAAGGAGGAGGGGGACAAGATGCTGCTGCTAAAGTAAACCTATCATCTGTTTCTCATGTAGTTACTTTCAATGCCGGTGCTGGAAGCACTAATGTTAATACATCTAATAGTACTATAGGATTCTCGACCTTTCATAAGTTTAGAGATTTTGAGAAGATAGTATACAAAACTGGAGGGTCAAATACAATTTTAGGATTGTCTACTAACTCAGTATATTATGCAAACGTAGTTGATGCGTACACTGTCAGACTTCATAATACCTTATCTGATTCTAAGTCAGGCATTAACACTGTAACAATACTTTCAAAAGGGAAAGATACACAATCTCTAGAGACACTAGAAAGAAAAAGAATAGTAACTAATATTATAGTAACAAATTCTGGATTTGGATACAGAAATCAAAAAAGAACAATACCATCTAGTGGAATTAATACATCCACTAATAACTTTGTAATTACAAATCATGGATACATGGAAGGTGATATTGTCAGATATACTCCAGGATCATCCCCAGTAAGTGGCATTTCTTCCAACACTGATTATTATGTAACTAAGGTAGATGATAATAAGTTCTTACTATCAGGTATAGGAACAGGAAGTATTGCTAAGGATTACTATTATAGAAATAACATATATGCCAATATTACTTCTAGTGGAGATGGATCATTTAACTATGAACCAATTTCAGTTAATATTAAAGGAACTATTGGAGTCAATACATCAACAAATCAAGATTTTAACTGCAAAATCCAACCAGTATTTAGAGGAAGTATTGAATCTATTGATACTACTTCTGGAGGAGTTGGATATGGTGCTTCAACTACGATTAATTTCAATAGGCAACCTAATATTAGTTTAGTCAGCGGTTCGGAAGCACAGTTGTTCCCTGTTGTCTCTAATGGTAAAATTATTGATGTTATCGTACAATCAGGTGGATCGAGATATAATTCTACTCCAGATTTAGTTTTGACTGGACCTGGTGATTACTGCAAACTTACTCCCATTCTTGTTGATGGAAAAATTACAGAAGTAAAAATTATAAATGGCGGAGCAGGATATAGTCAAGGTAATATATTATTAACAGTGGTTAAATCTGGAAATGATTGTTCAATTAAAGCAAATATCCAACAATGGGTGATTGATGTTTTTGCTAATGATTTTAATAATATAAAAAGTGATGACGGATTTATAGCACAAAATGCAAGGGACAACTCTCTTCAATATACCCATGTATATGCACCAAGAAAACTGAGAGAATCTATACACGCCATCAATTCTAATGGAAATAAAATTTATGGAAGCACAGATTTAATTTTAGATAATGGTATTGAAATTAATTCTCTAGATCATTCTCCAATTATTGGTTGGGCATATGATGGGAATCCGATTTATGGTCCATATGGATATGCAAATGCATTTGGGGGGATAGTAACGCGAATCAAATCATCATATGAACTGGTAACGCAACAATCTCAAAGACCTCCATTATCGTCATTTAGTGAAGGATTTTTTGTCGAAGATTATCAATTTACTGGTTCTGGTGACTTAGATGAACACAATGGAAGAATATGTGTTACTCCAGAGTATCCAAATGGAATATATGCGTATTTTTCTACGATAAACGCAAACATTGATAATAGTGGTCCTTTTGATAAATTCAAAAGACCTGCTTTTCCATATATTATTGGACCAACTTTTAA